GTTACGACGAAAAAGGCACAATGATTATAGAAAGTGCCGATTTCCAAGAATTATCGTTAGTGCCTTACGGGGCTTTTGCGGGCGCGTCAGTAGACCGCGTAGCAGCGTCGCAGGGTATCCCACAAGACGAACAAGAAGTAGATAATATAGAAACCGAAACACCTAACGAGGAGTTAGACACCATGACACAGCCAACAGAAACCCCAGCCGTTATCGAGGCCGCAAGCGTAGCCCCTGTTATTTACGCACAGCCCCGCGCTTTTAAATTGCCAAGCGCAGCCGAGTTTATTTCGGCCATGACGCAAGGCGGAAACGTACTTGCAGACATGAACGCAAAAATTCAAGCTGCAGCGCCAAACATCACTACCACCGATACGCCAGGTATTTTGCCCGAAATTATTACTGGCAGCGTGTACGACGGACTTAACCCTATTAGGCCTTTTGTTACAGCAATTGGAACGCGCGCTATGCCAGGTGCAGGCGCAACATTTCGCCGCCCAAAAATTACTGTACGGCCAACAGTTACAGAACAACCAACAGGCCAACTAAACGCGCTTGACCCGTCGACTGTCACCGTGTCCAACACGGATATTTCTAAACTTACTTTTGGAACATTTGTGACCATGTCCGAACAAGATATGGACTGGACAGACCCAAATTCGGTAAATATCGTTTTGAACCAGTTAGCAATCGCCTACGGCCAAGCCACCGACAACTACGCCGTAGATACTTGCTACGCCGCCATTGTGCAATCGGAAACCGTCACCGATAAAACAAAGCCTGGCGACTGGCTCGCAGCAATTTACGGCGCGGCTTACCAAATTTCAAGCACAAGCAACTACCTGCCAACCCATTTCGTAGTTGACCCTACGACTTGGTACCGCTTGGGTAAATTGACTTCAACAGACGGAACCCCAGCGTTTCCATTTGTTGGCGCGCCAAACATGATGGCTATGAACGCCCTGGGCACACAGTCCGCGACGTCATGGAACGGCACCCCACTTGGGTTGACTTTAGTAGTTGACAAGAACATGGCCGCCGATACAGCCTTTATAGGTCATGCTGCAGGTAACGCTGCTGGTTTTGAATTTTATGAGCAGCAGAAGGGCGCCATTTCAGTTGACGTACCTAGCACCCTGGGCCGCACTATTGCATACCGTGGTTACGCTGCCGCTTTCATGGCAGACGCAACCAAGTTCTGCAAACTGGTTTAACCGAAAGGCGGCCTAACCGCCATGACGCAGGTATATCAAGTAGCGCATAAAACGCTATTAGACAATTACGCAGTTTTAGAAACGCTTACACCTAACGAAGTTTACGTAGGCGCGTCTATTGTTATTGCAGGCGTTGACGCAACTTTTAACGGTACCTACACCGTTTACGCTGTACCCGAATATTTGTTTATTGGCGTAGACGACGAGGGCGATTTACTTTTTAATTATGAGGTGCCCGTACCGTTTCAAATTTTGTACGCAAAAACAGCGGCAGACGTTACGCGCACGACGGCAACGGGAACCGTAACGCTGGGTACTATTGCTTGTACTTGGGTTACAGCCGGACAGATTGAGGACTGGCTAGGTATTGGCACCGCGTCGGCACTCGATACAACTTTTCTTACACAATGCGCGGCAGCTTCAAACGCTTTTTGTTTTCAACGACGTTTAGAAAGCGGCTACATAGACCAAAAAGCAACAAGCCCAAGCGACAGCGTCACCCTGGGCACTATTGCCTATGGTGGTTTTCTGTATCGACAGCGTGGCGCGGTAACAGATTTTGCCAGTTTTGACGGCCTGCCTGCAGGTAACAGCGTCGGCTTGTCGCCAATGATTAAACAACTTTTAGGTATTCCACGCCCGCAGGTTGCCTAATGCCTGTTGCTTTTACAGACCTGTTTAATGAGGCGCTAGACGACTTAGCAGCCTCTTTAACGACCATTACAGGGCTACAGGTAGTTACAGACCCCCGAAACCTTGTACCGCCTTGTGCGTTTATAGACGCCCCTACGTTTACCGTGTATTCAAACAACGTCGTAGAAATGACTTTTCCAATACGCATAATTACGCTGGGGCCTGGCAACCTTGACGCGCAACGGTCACTACTTAACTTGGCTAGCAAGGTCATTACTAAAAAAATTGGCGTAACCGACGGGCGCCCAACTATTGCGCTAATTGGCGGCAGCGAATTACCCGCCTACGATTTGACCATAACCCTACAAACCCAGGCAACCGCCTAAGATAGGTGCAACATGAAATACGAAATAGTCAGCCCCCGTATCGGTACACCCGGCGACACTTACGAACCAGTAGACGGCGTTAATGTCGACGCGCTGGTAGCAGGCGGTTTTATTATTCAATCCCCCACGACAGCGCCAAAAGGTGCTAAAACTAAGACAGACACAAACAAGGAGTAAACCCAATGGCTACCAGTACTTATTTATCATCACCAAACGTAACCGTTAATAGCGTTTCGCTGCAGGACCAATGCCACGGCCTTACTTTTACGCGCACTATTGAAGCCCTAGAAAGTACCGCGTTTGGTTCAGGTTCCCGCGTTTATACCGCAGGCCTAGAAAACTCTACGTTGTCGCTTGACTTGTACCTATCGTTTGCAGCTTCCGAAACTTACGCAACGCTTAAATCGTTGGTCGGTACACAAACAACCGTTTCTTGGTCATCAAGCGCAACAAGCCCAGGCACCGCAACCAATCCAACCATGACCCTAACCGGGGCGTACTTGGAGGCCCTACCATACGAAATGGCCCTGGGCACCCTTGGCCAAATTTCGGTGGTTTTCACCGGCGGGGTTTATAGCGTCGTAGAAGTTTAATTAACCGCCTGAAAAGGCCCGACACAAAAGGCAGACAATGAAACTTACGCTAAAAGTAGAAACAGCCGACACCGCCTATGAGGTGGTAACAAACCTGTACGTAATAATTTTGTGGGAACGCAAATTTAAACGTAAAGCGTCAGACATGGCGTTAGGTATTGGCGTTGAGGATTTAGCATTTATGGCGTATGAGGCGTCTAAAATAAATAAAATTGTTGTTCCTAGCGAATTTGATACGTTCGTAAAAGGACTTACGAATATTGAAGTAGTCGATACCGAGACCGCAAACCCCATTTAAGGGGCACCCACGCGCGCCAGTTGTGCGAACTACTGGTAGCGATTTCGTGGTGGCCCCCGTCTATACCTTTTGACATAGACGATTTGGCTACCGTCGTTGCTGTATTATCAGACAACAACAAGCAACGAAAGTAACCGCTATGGCCATATCAACAACAATGGATATTTACGGCGTTAAACAAGCGGTAGCAACCCTTAAAGAAATTGAACCCGAATACGCTAAAGAAATGTTAAAGAAAGTTAAACAAGCGGGCGACCCTGTTTTAGTAGCTGCACGTTCTTTAATCCCTACTAAACCACCGTTAAGCGGCATGGGGCGCGGCAACCTTATTAAAGGCCGTGAAGGTACGAAATGGTCTAGCGATATGGCTAGCGCTGGGTTTAAAATTATGACCAACCGCAGCGGCAAAAAAGAACGCAGCGTAAAGTTTAAATCGGGTGAAGTAGTTGACTTTAAAGCACAACCGTACCAGTTGTTAAGCCTTAGACAAAAAGACGCTGCAGGCGCTATTTGGGACCATGCAGGCGCTAAAACCCGTGGCGCGTTTGTACGCAACCTAGAGGTAGGCGGTTCATTTAATCCACGCGCTAGCGAACCCGCTGTAGACATCGCACGCCCGGCAGTCGAAGCCGTTGTAGTTGACATTGTGGCCGAAGTTATGGCGATGACAAACCGAAAACTAGAGGTTAATTATGGCAATTAACATACCGATTATTACGTCGTTTAACGGCAAGGGCGCCGAAGCCGCCATAAAAGAATTTCAAAATTTAACTAAAGCGTCAGATAAAGCGGCGTTCGCTATAAACAAAATGGCGGTACCTGCCGCTATAGCGTTTGGTGCCATTGTTACAGGCGGTTTTAAAGCTGCACAAGCCGCAAGCGACTTTAACGAAACTATAAATAAAACAAACATTATTTTTGGTGAAGCGTCTACCGAAATAAAAGCGTTTGCAGATACAGCAGCACAAGCATTGGGTTTATCTAAACAAGCCGCGTTAGACGCTGCAGGTACTATGGGTTCGTTTGGTAAAGCCGCAGGGTTAGCAGGTACAGACCTATCTAACTTTTCTACGCAAATGGTCACATTATCGGGCGACCTAGCAAGTTTTCACAATGCCAACCCTGCCGACGTAGCTCTAGCGTTGGGCGCCGCATTACGTGGCGAAAGCGAACCAATACGAAAATACAACGTTTTACTAAACGACGCAGCGGTAAAAGCCCAGGCTATGAAAATGGGTTTATATGACGGAAACGGCGCGTTAGACGCACAAGCAAAAATCTTGGCTACGCAAAAACTTATTTTGCAACAGACAACAGACGCGCAAGGGGATTTTGGCGAAACCGCTGGAAGTGCAGCAAACCAGCAACGCATATTAGCAGCCCAAGTAGCCAACGCTAAAGTATCTATAGGGCAAGCGTTTCTACCGATACTTGAAGCCGTGCTACCTGTATTAGTTAATTTTGCTACAACTATTGGCAACAATACCGACGCGTTTATAGCGTTTGTTGCCGCTATTGGCACCGTTGCAGGTGCAATCGTTTTGGCTAAGGGCGCCATGATGTTATGGAAAGCCGCAAGCATTATTACAACAGCCGTTAACTATGCCCTAGCAACGTCATTTACGGCGGTACAAATATCGACAGGCATTGGAATTATTGCTGTAGTTGCAGGCGTAGCGGCGTTTGCTGCATACACCAAAAAGATGAACGCAGCGCGTAAAGAAAGCGATTTACTAAATCAACAAACGTTAACTACAGCGGGCACTATTGGCGCTACTGGTTCACTTATGGGGCCTAAAGGCTTTATCGGGCCTGAACTTACCGCAGACCAACTTAAAGAACGCATAAAAGCATTTAACGACTTAGACAAAAACACAGGCGCAGCAACTAAAGCCAACTACGACTACGCAAAATCACTTAAAGAAGGTTTACAAGAAGCGTTAAAAGACGCTAACAGCGCGTTAAACGACGCTAAAAAAGCGTTGACCGATTACGCCGAAACAGTAGCCCAAGGCTTAATGGAGGCGTTTAGTTTTAAAGACGCAAAAGACGCAGGCAAGGACACGGGTAAAGGGTTTCTATCCGGGCTACGTGACCAAGTAAACGGCATTAAAGACTATTCAAACGACGTACAACACGCGTTAAACCTTGGTCTATCGCAAGACAGCCTTAAAGCCGTTTTAGCAGCTGGTAGCGACGCAGGCGCGGCCATAGCAAAAGAACTAGTAAAAGGCGGCAAAACCGCAATAGACGAAACTAACGCCCTAGTCGATAGCGCCAACATGGCAGCCGAAAAGGTAGGTCTAAACGCCGCTACGGCCTGGTACCAAGTAGGCGTAGACCAAGCCCAAAAAACCGTTAACGGGCTACAAGCCGAAATAGATAAATTAACCCCAAAAATGATGAAACAAATGGATGCCTTAGCAAACAAACTGGCGCGCACAGTCGACATAACAGTACGTGTTAACGAAGTAGTAACACGCGTAACAAACAGCGTTAGCGCCCCAGTTGCCGCACCAATAAGCCAAGACGTACGGCGACAATCTGCAGGCGATACCTACAACATAAACGTAGAAGGCGTCATGGCAAACGCACAAACAGGCGAAGAAATTATAAACAATATCCGCGCATTTAACAGGGCTGCAGGCCCCGCAAATATAAGTATTGCCTAATGGCTACGTCAGTAATTGAAAGCGGCAACTACGAACTGTTTATAGATACAGGTTTTTTGCTTGACGCGTTTACCCTTGACGACGCAACGCGCGGCGTATTAGACGGCACCCAGTACGTGTTAGACGGTACGACAGAGTTTGCACCAATGCTGGAATACTCGACAAACGTAAACATTAAACGCGGGCGCCGTGATGTAGGCGACCAATTTAGCGCTGGTACTATGTCGTTCAATTTAAACGACGACCTAGCCGGTGGAACCTTAAACCCGTTGTATTCGTCTAGCCCGTACGTAGACCCTGCAGGGCAATTTACCTTGGCACCATTACGGCGCGTATCGTTTGGCAGATACAACGGCGTAGGCACGTTTATAACGTTGTTTGTTGGGCAGATAGTTAACTACGACTACAACTACGAACTAGGCGGCCAAAATACGGTTAGCGTTTATTGTGCCGACGATTTCTATTTACTAGCCCAAACAGCGTTAGCCGAATTTAACGTATCCGAACAGTTATCGAGTGCCCGCCTATCGGCTGTATTGGACTTGCCCGAAGTTGCTTATCCGGCTTTAACGCGTGACATTGAAACAGGTACCCAAACATTGGGCGGGGCAGCTGCCTACACGATTGCCGAAGGTACGAACGTTAAAGCGT